TGATCGCCTAGTGGCGACTAAGACTACCACACCCACTCCTTTGATTCCGGATTTGTGGTTGTGCCATGTGCAACGATCTTTTCCAGTGATAAATCAAACCACTGGTGGTACGGCCACAATTGGATGGAGAGATATGTATCTCCCCCTGGAAGATGGGAGATTACAGTTGTTGCAAGATGTTAGCATTTATGATGTAATACGTTTTATAACGCAAGATTCAAAGGAATATTTCGCCCACCAAGAAGATCTCGTTTCAAATTCGAACAACCTTTCAGAACGTATGTTATTGTGCGGTACTTGCAACATGCCCTTAGAGGGTGTGTGTCAATGCAAGATTGTGGATAAATTAGATCAACAAGTTGGAATCTACACAGGAATATCCTGTGCGCGTATGGTACACCGGTGCTGGTCATATTGTGACCGAGCGCATCGCTGGGTTCGAGGAGAACCAATACTTGAAGGTGTACAAGAGCGAGTTAATCGTGGAGCTGCTCTTGATTCACATTGGTTGCTCCGTTGGACGAATTGGATACCCTCTCATATACTCTTAAGGAGATCCGTATTGGATTTTGTTGCCTTTATGGAGAACGAGAGGGCATCACAACTCAAGCCCTGGTACACCATTTTACATATATTGCTATTTGCTTGTGTGATTTTTATGGTGTATGTACCGTGGCAAGTGTTTTTGCTTTTTCTAATGCTTTTGATTTTGATTTATCGCGACACAATGTATTTTGAGCGCGAGATGATCATCGAAGCAATTTTGGAAGATAGAAGACATTTGCCATACGTGTTCACACGCATACGTGATTCCCAATTGAGATTCATATTAGGTTTGAGTGCCATGTTAGGAACAATATATGCGGCTTTGATAACTAGCCGTAAGTTGCGTCATATGGCGCATGGCATGATATTCACCGATAAGTATGAGCAGCAGGGGCGGTTATCGCCATTGTCGGATGCAGATCTGGAGAACAGGGATGCCGAGCAGAATGCTTGGTCTAAAATTCCATTGTCTACATTACCAGTATCCCACCGTGTGAAAACGACGACGATAAATCAATTGGAAACGATAGTTTTCAATAATCTGTGTCACTTAACAGTGGCACTAGAGGACGATCGTTATTTTACTTCGGATGTTTTTTTTCCGTGTTCGAATTACGCCATAGTGCCTACTCATTTGTTTGGGAAGCATAGGATTTTGGCAGGACTGTTCAAACGCAATGAATTCGATGGCAGTAGTTTTAACTACATAATTTCACGTGACCATTCAGTGGATATACCGAATACAGATTTTTCCTTAATTTGGGTACCTGCTGGTGGTGAATGGAAGGATGTGCGCAACTATATGCCGCGAACAATGATGAAGAATGGTGCCGGGAGATTGATTTACAAAGACGAGAACGGAGGACCACTTATATCCAAGTTATATCATACAGTTGGCACGCAACACACAGTGAAAGAGTTTTATGGCTCGAAATATGACCTTGAATTTAATACGTTCGAAGGTTTGTGTATGGCTGTCACACTAGCGGAAACCAAAGCTCCCACAATTTCCGGATTCCATCTAGGTGGGAAGAATGGACACAAGCGTGGGTGTTGCGGATATTTGTCTGTGGAACAATTGGAAAGTGCCATGGAAAGATTGTCTCGCATACCGGGAGTATTGTTGTCCAATAGTGCAGGAACTCTACCGGAGGAGATTCTTGGAGTACAATATTTTCAAGGGCGGCGTGTGCATCCCAAGAGCGCATTAAATTTTTTGTCAACAGAAGCGCAGGTAACAGCGTACGGTGAGGTGACAGGAAGGGCCAAATATTATTCGGAAGTTGTAACATCAGCAATCTCCGATAGTGTGGCTCGCCACATGGGTGTGCACCAGCAATGGGGAAAACCCCAATTTGGTAAAAATTATCCCTGGCAGGCATCGTTAGATGTGGCTACTCATCCAGCACTGGGTGTTGAAGGTTCACATTTGACATGGGCTGTGCGAGATTATTTGCACCAATTTTGTATGGTGTTGGACAATTTTCCAAGTCTTAAAATGGACATGGTTCCATTGACAGATGAGGAAGTTGTGAATGGTAGAATAGGCATTCGATTCATCGATAAGATGCCTTCCACCACGTCGGTGGGGTATCCATTGGGTGGACCAAAGAACCAATATCAATTTGACGTGGTAATTCCAGAAGATGCGCGCCGCACAGAATGTGTTGATTTTGTACCAGAGATTTGGACAGAAGTAGCACGAATGGAAGAATGTTATTCTCGACACGAGCGATGTTATCCTATTTTCAAAGCTTGTTTGAAGGATGAACCAACTCCTTTGGACAAGGAGAAGGTGAGAGTTTTCCAGGGCGCCCCAATAGCAATGCAAATTTTGGTCAGAAGATATTTCTTGCCGATAGTGCGATGCATGTCTATGTTACCACTTGCAGCAGAATGCGCAGTTGGTGTGAATGCACATTCCCAGGAATGGGATGAGCTTGCAACTCACATGCGCAAATATGGCGCAGACCGTATATTGGCGGGTGATTACAGCAAATACGATTTGCGAATGCCAGCCCAGTTGGTGTTGGCCGCTTTTTCCGTTCTTATTTCAATAGCGGAGAAATATGGATATTCATGTCGTGACATGATAGTAATGCGAGGGTTGGCCACAGATGTTGCTTACCCAACGATTGCTTACAATGGCGACTTGATTGGTTTGTTTGGAAGTAATCCCTCTGGACATAATCTGACAGTCTATATAAATTGTATAGTGAATTCATTACTAATGCGATGTGCCTATTGTCATATTGAGGGACCATTGGTACCCTTCCGCCATTCAGTGGCATTGATGACTTATGGAGATGATTGTAAGGGCTCGGTACACGAGCGTTGCAAGAAATTTAACCATTTGTCAGTGGCCGCATATCTGGATCAGCGGGGAATGGTATTTACTATGCCCGATAAAACGGCCACTCCTACCCCTTTCATGACAGATGGGGAGGCAGATTTCTTGAAGCGGAATTCTGTGTATCATCGGAAACTTCAATGTGAATTGGGAGCGTTACATGAGGACTCTATTTTTAAGAGTTTGCACGCTCACTTGCGGTCAGCATATTTATCGGAAAATGAGATCTGTATGGCCACTATTGAATCAGCTTTGTTGGAATGGTTTGTACACGGAGAGGAAGTGTACGAGAAGAGGAGGAAACAATTGTATGAAATCGCGCGTGAGTGTGATATTATACATGGGTGCCCTACGATAGGATATTCGTATGGTACCCGGGCCGATATTTGGCTCGAAAAGTACGGTTCTGGGACAACTGAAAACTCATCCCCCTGCGCTATGTAGAAGAGCGCAAAAATACACATTCTATGTTTCATGTATGGTTACCAGTATTATTTGTAATTCCTGTATATATTTTATTAGGCTTCATGTTTCAGTGCTTCTGTCTAACAGAAACCCCTATTTAGGGGGGTGATTGCACATCACACAAGTGGAAAACTTTGCGGGTGATAAGTCTATCCTAGCAATTTTAAAAATGACTTACTTCTCAATGTAACATTATTATAAATTCGGAGAACACCGAATCAACAAATCAAAATACTCAATTTTCTGATTCCACACCCCAGTGGAGTCATACAGTTGATAGTTACCCAGATTCTACTTTTGGATTAGTAGAATCAGACGATGCCACTTTACAAAATTTCATGTGCCGCCCTGTAAAGCTCGTATCATATACTTGGGACGTTGGTCAAGACATTTTTTACCGCTTCAATCCTTGGACACTCTTTTTTGAGAATCCAAAAGTATTGGCGCGCGTTGCAAATTTCCATTGTTTGCGCGCGAAATTAGTAGTAAAAATTGTCATCAATGGTAACAGCTTTATGTACGGAAGAGCTGTAGCGTCGTATTTGCCTCTCATTGGATACGATGACTTTACGCGCGATCGCGCGTTTTTTCGAGAAGATTTGGTGGAAGCAACGCAACGCCCAAAAATCTTCTTGAATCCCACCAATAGTCAAGGTGGAAATTTGGTATTGCCTTTTTGTTGGCGAGACAATGCACTTAGTGTCCCGTTAAAACAATGGCAGGAAATGGGAGAGATGTCCATTAGGTCAATATGGCCTCTCAAACATGCCAATGGTGGTACCGCTCCTATAACGATATCAGTGTTCGCTTGGGCAGAAGATGTTCATTTGTCCATACCCACATCTGCCGCGCCATTTGTGGCACAGTCAGGTGAATATACTGGTATTGTTTCCAAACCGATGGCTGCGTTAGCCAAAGTAGCAGGAATGCTGCGTGCCGTGCCATCTATAGCACCTTATGCTATGGCCACTGAAACAGCGGCTAAGGCGATTGGTTCGGTCGCTTATGAGAACGGATATTCGCGACCAGTTCAAGTGCAATCCACTACTTTTATGGAGCCATTAGTAGTGGATAATTGTGCCAATACGTCTGGGTTAGATTCTTCACAGAAACTCACTTTCGATCCTAAGCAAGAGGTAACAATCGACCCACGCACCATGGGATTAGGTGACGCTGACGAGATGAACATTAAATCTATAGCATCACGTGAGTCCTGGTTGACAAGTTTTAGATGGAATGTCAATTCAGTGTCGGAACAATTATTGTGGAATACTGAAGTCCAGCCCACACTGTGGGCAGAGAATGGAACCGAAATCCACATGCCAGCTTGTTGTTTTGTCAATATGCCTTTTAAAAGTTGGCGAGGAACCATGAAATTTAGATTTCAGGTTATTAGCTCAGCTTATCATAAAGGTAGATTGCGTGTATCCTATGACCCGCGTTTTCAAGACACAAATGATTATAATACCAATTACAATTATATTGTGGACATAGCGAGTCAGACGGATTTCACAGTTGAAGTTGGCTGGGGCTCTACGCGTCCAATGGTCGATCACAGGAACCCTGGATTCGATCCTCTTCCATACGGAACCACCACATTGCTTGCTCCAGGTTTCAATGCGAATGGTATACTTTCCATATTTGTGGTTAATGAATTGACCACCCCTAATACAACAGTAGATAACGACATTGTCGTAGCAGTCTACGTTAGTATGGGAGATGATTTCGAAGTTTTCAATCCAGCTTCTGGTTTACTGGATGATTACACATTTGCTGACCCTGCGTTACCGCCTGCAGTAGCACCAGTGGCAGCACCGCAGCTACGCAAGAAACCATCTCCTACATCAGTGATTGAAGATATAGATCTCGCTCCGGAAGAGATTTTGTCACCGCAAACAGGTGGTTATGAAGGAGAAGAAGATCGTACACCTATGGAAGATATGCCTGAACATCAGGAATCAACTATTTGTCTAGCCGAATGTAGGAAAATGGATGCCTTGGGAGCTGTGTATTATGGAGATCCAATAGTGTCGTTGAGGCAAATTCTGAAACGATATGTATTTC